CTCGCGCATCGCCCACTCTTTATCGATAGCCTGCTTCCACGGGATGATCAACTCAAAGCGGTTGGCGTTCACGTCTATAACGGCGGTTTCTTTAGACTGCATAAGGGTTTACCTTTCTTACTCGTCCAGTGTCGGCGTAGTCGTCTTCGTCCCAGTCCTCATCAGGCGGCGGGTCGATGTCCAGCCAGCCAGAGTCGCGCAGATAGCGCAGGGCCTGTGTGCAGGCGTCCACGAGGTCGTCGTGCGTGGTCTCAGGGAATGAGCAGATCTGGCTCACAAAGCCCTCGGCCCAGTCCTTGACGTAACCCTTGCGGTTGTCGCTCTCAGGAACCCATACACGGCCACGGGCGATGATGTTGGACACAATGTTCAGGCGCTGGAGCTTGTCAGCTCTCCCGGGGTTGTAGGCCCTCACAGGCAGGTGGGCACGTTGCAGGTCTTGAATCAGCGAGATGCCCGCGCTCTTGTCCTCGATCAGCAGCAGGTCCACGCGCTTGCGGTCCTTGCCCTCACCGAACACGGTCTCGTACTCCTCGATGACCTTTGGGCGCAGGTCGGGGTACATCATGCGCTCCTGCCAACAGTCGATGATCATGGCCGACATGGGGCCGTCCTGCGGCTTGAACACGCCGAAGGTGATGCAGGCCGTCGGGTCGTTCTGCGCCTTCTCGCTGGTGGCCACGTCGTAGGACTGGAGGATGTACTCGAACTTGGGGAAGGCGCGGCCAGCGGGCCACAGCTTGAACATGTCGCGCTTGACAATGCCGCCCTCCTCGGGGTCGATGATCTCGGCGTAGATCTCCTGCCTGCCCAGCTTGGTTCCCTCGTAGGCGAGGATCTGCTTCCTGAAGTTGTCGGACAGGTTGCCAAGGTTGGCGTAGGTTGAGGCGGTGGTCATCACCACGTCGTCGCCCTCGCGGCCCATCAGCTCGATGATCAGGTCCTTGGGTCGGGGCGTGGTCGTGCAGATCATGCGGGTGCGCTTACCCAGTCGCATGCCGAATTGGATCTGGTCCCACGCCTCTTGGATGTAGTCCCACGCGGCCAACTCGTCGCACCACCCACCGTGGAACTGCGGCCCCCTGAAGCGCTCAGGCTCACTGGCGGGGATGCCCTTGATCAGGCTGCCATTGGTCAGGCGCAGCTCGTGGGCGGTCTTGTTGTAGTCGGCCACCAGCGACTTGGGGATGACCGTCATCAGGCCAGAGTCACCCTCAAAGCATGTGGCGCGAACGTCGGCGCTCGTTGGGGCGGCCACCAACCACCGTGTGCTGGGGTTCTCATAAGCCCACCACGCGATCTGCTCGGCGGCGGTGCGGGTCTTGCCAGCTCCACGGCCAGCCAGCATCAGCCATATGGACCACCAATCGCCGGGCGGCAGGATCTGGTGTCTGTGCTGGGTCTTGAACCAGCTCATGCGCCAAGCCCACGCTAACCGATACTCGGGGCTGGCCAACGCTAGATGCTTCTGCGTCTCTGGGTCAGCCACAATCTCGGCAATGTCAGTCATTCGCGTTAACCTGCTTGTTCAGCTCCACGTTCATGAGAAGGGTCGCAAGGTAGGTGTCAGCCTCTGATTGGATCTCGACCTTCATGGGGTTGTTGGGGTCACCAGCCAGCTCGAGCTTGTCGCCGTACTTCTTGGGCCTAAGCTTCATGGCCGTCCACTTGCGGGCCTCGATCCGATTCTTCTGCCATTGAAGGAAAGCGCCATCCAACTTGTGCTCGATCAGCGCCCCAGTGCGCTTGTCGGTCACCGCGATGATCTCGGGCTGCTCGTCGGCAATTGCGATGATTTCGTCGGCCAGTGTGTCGGCCTGCTCTTCCCGTGCGCGTGCGTACTGGTGGGCAAACTCGGCGTTTTTCAACAACCAATCGTAAATCGTCGTCCTGTCTGGCATACCCTCAGACCTTACGATCTCCCTCAAGCTCTCTCCCTCCGCTATGCGTATACATACGACCGAAGCTATCTGCTTATTGAAGATTGTTGGCCTTCCCATCTTCTTTGGGGCTTCTGGAGCTTTCGGCGGCGTGGCAGCTCCCTTGGCCTTAGCCTTAGGCTTTGGGGCTGCTGTAGCTCGTTTTGATGGCTTTGCGGCGGTTTCTGGCATGACCTTAGTCCTCGTCCGTATGTCGATGAGGCCAATGGTAACCGATTCGCTTAATTTGCGGGTGACTCGCTGTCCTCTATCAGCTCTTGCTGCTCAGGGGCGCGGTACTGCTCAATCTTTGTGCCTGCCGTGATCTGCTCAACCAAGTCATCCTGCGTTGCGACGCGAATATTGAACTCAGTGCTTGCGACGTGGTTCAAGGCTTGCTGACGTAAACTGGCCTTGACGAGGCGCGTGCCTTCTTGGCTGCCGTAGACGATATAGATGCGTTCTGCCATGTGACTCCCCGATTTGTTTTGTGGTCCCAGCCGCTTGTGCTGGTCGAAACCGATTCGGTTTCTCTTCGCTTTCGGATCGCTTGCAGTTCGCTATATGTTGTTGGTAGCCATAACCGATTTCTTCAAGGGACGACGTTAACCAGTCCTCGGTACTCAAGGCGGAGTGAACTCAGGTTTACCAACACGGCTGGGGACTGCCCACTCGCTTGCGAGGCGCTAGTTGGGTTGCACCCACAATCCCCATGCGTGATAGTTCCACTTGCGTGGAAACCGACTCGGTTTTGATTCGCTTAACGCATGATGTCGGGAGCCATGCATGCGGCGATCAAAAACAGAATAAACATTGTACCAATAAGCAGCTTATCTGACAACGACTCTTCAGGTTTTTTGTTTGGTAAATCTGACTTCATTTGGCTCATACCCCCATCGCTTGCATAACCGTTTCACCTTTTCGCTTTGCTTCTTCTTCTTACAGACAGCGCCCTTTGACGCCTCTTTGGCCTTCTGCTGTAGCTGCCTTGGCGTAAGGGGCTGCGGTGGGTCGGGGAATAGCCCGCTGAACCCTACCGCACCCAACACTGCACTGAAAATGATTTTGTCGATCAACTGTTCTTCTCCTTTTGTTCTGCTTCTTCTATAGCCTTATCTAAATCTTCAATATTTTTTCGCAACATATTTGCCCATTGCTCACAGGCTGGAATGTTGTCTAAATCTGTGTTCAAGTTCCACACAAGTGCATTTCTTACTTGTCGCATTACTTCTGTGCTCATGTGTTTAGCTCCTTAAGCTTGGCCTCTGCGGCTCGAATGTAAAAGCGTATGCCTGCGTGGTTATGTGCCAACCTAATCAACTCGCTTTCCTGTTCATAAGTCAGCCCTATCCATGCTCGGCGCGGTGGTGTCAGCAGCTTGGCACGCTGCGCTCTACGGTCCTCGTCGCGCTGCTCGTAAAGCCCCAATATGTCATAGCCGCCGTAGTCGTCTGAAAAGTCACCCATGCTGCTGCTCCTTGATTCTGGCCACCTTCACACGGATATGGCCCTCGCCCATGTGGTACATCAAACGAAGCAAGAATTCTTGCCCCATGTGGCTGCTATCGACCTCAATGGTGGCCTCGCGATATAACACAAGGCTATCGATGATCACCTTCGGGTTTTCGTAAGTGACCATATGCTCATGCACGCTGAAGGTGGGCAGATCGCTCATTCTGCGGACTCGCTGTCCTCTGCTGCCTCCTCCTCGGCCACTTCGGCCTCGTACTCTGCTTGGGCCTTGGCCACCAAACGCTGGATGTCCAATGTGACTAAACGATTGAATTCTTGCTGTGTCATGGTGCTCTCCTCAGTTGAAATATTTTGCAATTTGTTTTTCGATCTCCGACTCGTCCTCGTCTGTCAGCTTCTTGGCCAACCAAGGGGCAGGGCGACCACGACGATCGCACACTTCCCACTCGCTCTCGCTATAACCGTGGTAGTCCCAGTCGCTGGGGGCGTTGTAGTCGTAGGACCCTGCGGTGCTCTCGTACTCGATGACGCCAATGATGCAGGGTATGCCTGCCACGCGGGCCTTGATTTCTGCAATGTAGTTTGTCATTTCGCTGTTCCTTTTCGCTGTTGATGGTTTAATTGTAGCATAAACAACTGGGGCCGTAGCCCCAATCGTTTTAGGCTAAATCCAAGTCCTTGATGTCTTGGCCCGATGCAAGCCTGCCGTTGGCGGCAATGCTGTACTCAATCTGCTCAAGGGTTGGTTTGTAGCAACTACCATAGTCAGTCCACTGACCAGACCGACGAGAACCTTCAAACCACACAACATAAATGTTGAGACCCCGAATTGCGGCCACCGTGTAGACCTGCGGATCAGCGTGTTCACCACGCACGATTAGCTGACCTAAACGGATTTGTTTGAGTGTGAGTTGTTTTGCCATTTTCGCTTTCCTTCGCTGTTACCTGACTATGCGGATTTGCTGTGTCAGTGAAGTTAGTATAACTCAAAGTTAAACGACGTCAACAACTTTATTAAATTATTTTCTAGGTATTTTCCCTACCCTTTGTTGTTTCCATGCGAAGGTGCGCCAGCAACACATGCAGGTCCTCGCCGACCTCGTTTTGCCAGCGCTCGATCTCGTTCAGGACGTAGCCGTAGCCAGCGTCAAAGCCTTTGATGTACTCAGACATCACGGTCTCCGATGCTGGGGCCTTGCAGCCCTTGTGCGCCCACATGAAGACGTCAAACTGGGCCAAGATGCTGTCGATGGAGTCGGGCATCTTGACCGCCTGCTGAAAGCCGCAGTGCTGGCACTCCATACACTGGGTGTTGGTGTTGTGAACGATGTGGTCGGTGCTCATGCAACCACCCCCTGCCGAGCCTCTTGGCGGCCCCGCTCGAGCAGGCGGCGGGCCTCGGCCCTGTCGTGGATCTCTTCGGACTCTAAAATCGCCCTGATGGCCTGCGCAACGGCCTGCCCTGACTTGGGCGACTTGGCCGACTCGTATTTGTAGCCAAGGTCAATGTATGTGGCTTCGGCGTGCTTCATGCTGTGTACTCCAGTGCTTGCAATTTGCTGATGTTGTCGTTGATTTCGTTGACTGTCTTTTGATACTCGGCCATGACCTTTTGCTTTTGCTTTTCCAACGCGGCAATCTGCTGTGCGCGTGGATCAAAGTTATCAGGAACTTCAAACTCAATTTCTTGTTCACAAATGTGAGCACGATATTCAGTGTCATCAAACTTGTGAGAGTAAATAAGGTACTCGCCTTTGTCTTCCCACTCAAATTTTTGGTGGTGAACGTGGATTGTGACTTTTACTTTCATGATTACGCTTTCTGTGGTGCGTTGATGTAACCCTGCTCAATGAGCGAGGCGGCGGTGCGGCCAAAAAACCCTTGCAGTTGCCACGCAAGGCCCGTGTCAACAAGGTGCTGCCATGCAGCCAACACCTGCTCTTCGCTCTCGGCCTCGATGAAGCCCTCTGCTAAACCTGTTGCTGTGTAGTTATCCATTTCGCTTTCCTTTCGCTTTTGATGGGGCCGTGGCCCCGTGGGTTTAACGTGAGGTGACTTTGACGCTGAAAACTGCGGTCACTTTGGTGTGACGTGCGATCTGCTCAGGTGTTGCGCCCAGCTCGGCAAACAGAGCCTTGCTGTCTACGACCGAGCGATTGCTCTCAACGTAGGTGGCTTTGAAGAGGTCGCCCTCGAAGACTTTGTCGCCAGTGAGGCTTGCGTCGTTCTTGATGCCGTCCTTGATGGCGTCGGCTTGCTTGGTCAACTCGGCAATCTGGGCCAAGAGTGCGCCGAGGGTATCGACGTCGTGGGCTGCTGGGGTGATGATGGTGGTGTTCATTTCGCTGTCTTTCTGTGTTTCTGACTGTGCGGTTTTGCTGTGTCAGTGGATGTAGTGTAACTCAGAATTAAACGAGTCAACAACTTTTTTAAATTATTTTGTAGGGATAAACCCTAATATGGTTCGGACGTCCTCAAGTAGGTCCAGCTCGGTAAAGCCCCAATGCTTGGGGAAACCCTTCGTGCCAAGGCCGTGGAGGCCCGTAGCGCCCCTGTGGTGCTCTGGACATAGTGGGATGACGTCCATGTGGCTTGAGCGCCCCCAGCCCCCCGCCAAAGCCCTTGGATGGTGCAATTCGGCGGGGGTTCCTTCGTACCCCATGCGCCTGCATACCGCGCAGCCCAGTTCGGCCACGCGGTTCATGTGTTGTTTTTCTGCTTTGGTGGTCATGCGTCCTTTTGGGTAATGTCGTAAAACCAATCATCACCAGCCGACCACTTGCGTGTGCCGTCAACTGTGTAGAACTCTTTGGCTGCTTGAAAGTCGGGGAACTTCACCTCGGCGGGGATCAAGCTCTGGTCGTACCACAGGCAGCGATTGTTGGGCTGCGTAGCAAACTGACCGTTCTCCAGTCGTATAAAGTTGAACGACTTGTGCTCCTCGGCCTGCTCGGTAAAGCCCGTGTCAGCGTCCATACCCTCGGCGCAGAAGTCCACGGTGAACAAGTAGCGACCGTGATGCCATTGCTTGTCTTTGCCCAAAAACTTGACCCCGAGGTTGCGCAGGCCAATCTTCTCGCAAACCGTGAAGCGGTAGCCCATGCAGTCCCACAGTTGTAAGGTGTCGATGGGCAAGTTGCCGTGGTCTTCTTTCCACACATAGGCGTGAATAGGCAACTTGTCGTACAAGGCTCCGTAATTGGGCAGCAAGGATTCAATGCGGAAGACCTGACCGCGCAGGGCCTTGATGCTTACCCAAATTGCAGGCTCGAATTCGCCGTGCCCCTTGGTGAAGTTGTATAAAAACTCGCGCCTGACAAAACACTTCAGGGGTGGTAACGACGCTACGATAAAACTCATTGCTTGCCCTTTGTGAAACCGACTCGGTTCTTTAAATCGTGACATGTTTGGCCTCGCCACTGAGGCATGCCGCTGCTGTTCTTGCCCTTCACCTCGGCTGGCCGTAGGCGACACACTTGGCACGTCTTGCTGGTGCTGTCAGTCATCTTCAGGGTCCTCTTCGGTAATTGGTTTGTTGCATGTGGGGCAGCGCTGCTCTTTTTCATCTTCGATCTGGCGCTTACGCCAACCGTTAGCTCTTGCCTGCTGGCGCTCAATTCGCTCAAACTCTTCGTCCTCTTCGGTTTTCATATCGTCGCCTTCCCTTCTGCTCGATTGCTGGCCTCTTGTGAGCGCCACACCTCGATGCGGGCCTGCGCAGCAATCAGCATCCAACGCAGCTCCTCGCGAGCCTCCACAGCCTGACGTAGGGCAATCAAGTGCTCGCGATACCGACCTGACGCATACGCCTCGCGCTCCTGCATTGCAGCCGTCTTGTGGCCCATCTCTTCGGCCTCGATCATCTGCTCCGCCTTGATGGTCTTGCGCAGCTCTTCCATGTAGGTCTTGTTGCCCTCGGCAATTGCATACGCCTTAGACTTTGCAATCATGAAATCGACTGCGGCTTGTGGGTCAATCAATTTTTCAGTCATCGCTTTTTTCCTTTCCAAACAATGCTTCACCAGCGGCCACAGGAAGGTGGCAACCCCACGCCACAATCTGCTGCACGTCCATGTGCTCAAGGAACCCATCGACGGGGCTGATGCGGTACTCGATGTTGCCGTCAAAGGTTTTGACCTTTGCAATGCCCACCGTGCCCTTGGTCCCCGTGAACCACTTCACTCTCAACGCTTCGTTGTTCATACTTCGCTCACTTTCACTTTTAACATTCCACCGACTGAGTCGGCCCAATAAATTCTTAGGTCAACAATGTTGCTGTCGTCTTCCCAAACACCCGCGTGAGTGCAGCCATCAAGGACCGACTTAAACAGGTTGTCAAGGTCGCGCCTTCTGTTGTCTGGCCTAAAGGCTTCGATCACCACGCACAGCTTGTCTGCAAAATGCTTCGCGCCATGTTGAATCAGCACTTGGTCGGCCACCGCCTTACGATATGCGCGACCATCTGCGCTGATGATCATGCGACCTTGAAACGTGCGCCAGTACCTGTTCACGCTTGGCGGCCACGGCAACGTCAACTCAACCATTGATTTTGCGCAGGCACGCGGTTGACCATGTGCTCGGCTGCAACGCGTAAGGCCGTGCAAACAGCGAACTCGTCCTCCATGTCGGCCATGTCCATCAACATCTGGGCACAAGCCCTCCGCTCGAGGAACATCGCCTGCTTAGTCGTCTGAATTGCAACGGCCATGATTTCAGCTTTCGCCTCGCTCAGTGCTTTGTTGAACTCATCCTGCGTGAATAGGGTTTGAGCCTGCGAGAAAATATTTTTATCAAAGTTCATTTCCATTCTCCATAGTTACCTCGGTTACCTTTAACCCATTGATCCCGAACATCCTGTTCAAGTCGAGAGCCTGCATGTAAGTCATTCCAGCCCTTGTGACGACGGCCAGTGTTGTCAACGTGACCGTTGAGCCATTGGTGCGCTGCATCGCGATCCTGTATGCGTCGTTTGATAAGCCACCGAACGAGACAACGGTGACGATGCTCGTCTTGTCCTTCGCCTTCGCCATTCAAAACGCACCTCGATCATCAAACGACATTGGCACGCCGCCGTTTTCGTCAACGAACTGTTGGCTATCGCGGTTGAACCACAAGCTGTACCACTCCTCGGCCTCACCGTTGCGCTGCTTCTCGCACATGAGCAAGGCGTCTGGCTTTTTGTGGTCAGGGATCTGGCCGTTCTGGATGTCGTGCTCTTTCTTTTTATTGCGCCACATAAGAAGCACGTTGTCCACTTGGTCGGCAATTGCACCAGAGCCTTTAATGTCAGTCTTGCTTGGCTGCACCTCTTCGCTGCCCAACTTGCGAATGTGGTGGACCAAGTGAATGTGAATGTTGTGGTCACGCGCCAGCGCCGTCAGCTCGTCAACAAAAGACTTCTGCGCGTTGTAGTCGTCCTCGCCCGATACGCATTTCATCAAGCTGTCGATGAACACATGTTGCACACCCAGCTCGATCGCGCAGTACCGCGCCATAGCAATCACTTGCTGACTCGATGTAGTCCCCTGCTGGTCGTACAACCACAGACGACCCTCAGAAAAATCAATGAAGCGCCCAAGCATGCGGCCAATGTAGGTGGCCTTGTCGGTGTAGCGAGGAAAGTCGATGTTTTCACCAGCAAACTGACGAAGCATGCGATACAGCGTGCGCTTGGGCTTCATCTCAAAAGAGGCAATGCACACGCGCTGCTTTTGCTTGATCAGGCCCATGGCCACTTGGCCAGTCACCAAAGACTTGCCACCACCGTTGCTGCCTGCGTACAGGGTGACCTCGCCGGGCCGATACCTAAACGTCGAGTGGGTCTTAGTCCACGGCATGGTTGTGCTTGAATCCTTCTCAGGCGGGTTGATCAGATCTTGTTGCAGCTCCTCAAGCCACACTGATGCGTCGTGGACCTTGTGGGTCACGTCGTGAGCTTTAAGGTATTTCTCGGTGTCGATCTCCTGCGACTTCACCAAACGCACCTTGCGTGCCTCATCAAGTGCGCGTGCTCGTTGTTCAATTGCAGCCACGTTAGACATTAGCGTACCTCACAGCTTCATCGATTCGTTCATAGGCCGTGAGCATGCGCTCGCGGGTTTCTGCGTTTGGCATTTTGTTGTTGGCAATGTCAAAGGCCACGATCTGGACCACCAGCGCCTCAAAGTGAATGATGCGCATCAAGTCGCTCGCAAAGAATGCGGGCTTCATGCTGGGCTTGCCAGTCACTGCGTAGTCGCGACGCTTCTCGTCGGGCGGGAACAGGTCGGTCATGTCCATGCCGATTGCACCCAGCACGTTGGCCGTCTCGCAGCCAGCAAAGCAATGCAGCAAGATGCGGCCATCCTCGTTCTCTCGCACGGCCAGCGAAGGCCCCTTGTCGGCGTGGGCTGGGCAGCGGGCGGTCCATGAACCGTTGCGGCCCTTGACCTTGTCCAAACGCGATATTAAGTTTTCGACTGGAGTCATGCTTCACCTCTTGCTCGAATTGCTTGGGCACAGTGTTGCGCCATCCATTCGCTACCCATTCGCAAAGCTGTGTGTTCGCACTCTTTTGCACACGCCTCACGCTCATGCTGTGCTACTAGCTTGGAAAAGACTACAACCTTTTCAAATGCTTCAGGGCTGAGGTATTGCAAATAATCCATGCCCGCCTGTCTAGCCATCTCAATAATTTCATCTTGTGTCATATCACCCTCCGCGCAAAGGACTGCTCGGCCACACCATCCTCCCAGCGACGCTGGTTGATGTACGTCAGGGGTGCAGGTTCAAAGCCTGTGGTCCATTGCTCGCTGCCCTTGATCGAGTTGACGTGGGAAAGGATCTGGTCCGCGACGTTGTCGAGCTTCAACTTGAGCCACTTGGTCTCGCAAGTTGACTTGGCCACCTTACGCTTTGACGTTGGCCATGATGACCAAAACTCGTCAAATCGTGATGTTGTCGCTTGCGACGATATGGTATTTATATTCTTTATCTGTATCTTCTTAGGGTTAACCTTCGGTTTCGATTCGGTTACCGATTCGGTTTTCCTCGGCCTGCCGCCTAGCTTTCCGAGTCGTTGATTGTTTGCGACTTGCGCTTGATATTTAGCGATTTCAACATCACAACGATAGTTGAAATACCCATTTTCGGTCTTTTCAAAAAACTCCCCCAAAACCGATTCGGTTATGTCCAAATCTAGGCGAATTTTTCTCGAAACCGATTCGGTATTGAGTGGGATTGGCTTCTCGCTCATATAGTACAAATCCAACAGGCGGCGGTAAGCCAAGTCCTCTGCATCGCTAAGATGCGTGGTGTGGGTGATGTAGTCACCAAGGTGGAATTTGTACCAAATCACTTTAGGTCTCCAAAAATGTCGGGCCGCAAAGTCGTGCGCTTCACTTGGCCTTTTGTGTACCTCTCGATGGCTCCACTCAGCTCAGGGCTTGCAAGCTCCCTTCCGCTGATGATGAGGCTCATCCACGTCTTGCTCACGTTGAGCTTTCGCGCCATCGCTATCTTCGCCCCCCGTGGCTTGTCTTCAAAAAATTCAATCAGTGTCATGCAATCATTCTCCTTGGTTGGTTTAAGCGCATCATACACTTAAAAAAATATTGTGCAAGGGGGTTGTATTTTGAAATTAAACTTGCTACAGTTGCGAAAATTTAACTTGAAAGCGAACCATGCGAGAATTTTTACATGCGATTGTGAGGTTTTTTCTTGGCCCAGCCAGCGGCATTACGTTGGCCATTGTGGTGTGCTTGGCCTACTACTTGGCCAAAGACTGACATGGGCAGCCAAGCCGAATTTAACCAGCTCATGCTGGAACGAATGCAAATGCTTGAGGAGGCTCTTCGCAGGGCCGTCGCAGGCATTGCTACCCAAGACGACTGGGAAATGATTTGCACAGAGTGCGGCGTGTCCACGAAGTCTTTTTTTAAAACTGAAACTAGGAGCGACAAATGAGTTTGACAGCGAAAGATAGCGGCGGCGGAAGCTTTACCCCCGTAGCACCCGGCATGCACCTCGCGCGGTGCTATCGAATTGTGGACCTCGGCACACAAAAATCCGAGTACCAAGGACAGGTCAAGCACCTTCAAAAGGTGATGATCCAGTTTGAGGTACACGGCGAAGACGACAACGGCAACGCGCTGGTGACAGCCAAAGGCGAGCCGATGTCAATCAGCAAGAACTTCACCCTGTCGTTGGCTGAGAAGGCAACTCTGCGCAAAGACCTGCAAGC